TTCACAAGTTTACACTCATGTTCTGGGTATGTCAATACAAGTGATTTGATTTTGAAATCAGCAAGTGTCTTTTTGTCTATCAACTCTTTAGTAGTAACCACTTTATTTAGTGTTCCAAAGAGTCCTTCAAGAACAAGCCTATGCGTCTGCATACCATCAAGAGTTCCTGTCAACCCAAAACGATATTTACAGAGGTGCAGTTTTGTCAGAATGGATGTGAGAGATTTTGCCTTAAATAGGTGGGCCTCATCTCCGATAATACATCCGAACTGTTCAAAGTAACTTTTAGGGAATTTGTATATTGATTGCCATGTAGAAATAACAACTCTCTTAGATACATCCTTATCATGTCCACTGTAGATTTTTTGCATATATGTTTCCAACCATCCATAGTCAATGAAATCAGAATACATCTGTTCAACTAGAGATGTTGTTGGAACAAGAATAAGAATCTTATCTGTTGCTTCTGGTTCTAAAAGCAACATATAGTAACGCACAAGAATGTAGATTATAAGCGACTTACCAGAAGCAGTAGGACTAAGAAGCAATGCCCGATGGTTTCGGATAGCATACTCAATTGCGTCAACTTGATAGTCACGAGGTTTGATAGATCTTCCACTGGATCGTAGTCGAAGAGATCGTATGAACCCATCAAGTATGGGTCTGTCGATTTGTTTTTCATCCTGTAATTCCTTACTTATTTCATAGGGTTCTTCCCACTCATCAAGCCACTTCTGAAGATAGGGTAAAAGTCCAAGATACAGTTCACCTGTTGCTGGGGAGAAAAGTCTAATTTTCCCATCCCATATTCTATTACGGTATGCGGGCATAAACTTAGCGCCCGGCACCTCAAATGTAAAGTGTTCTGATAAAGCTCTTGCAGTCGATGGTTCTGTATCAACTGTCAAGAAGACTTCATTCTTCTTGGATACTACTGTCACTAAATTGCACCGTCAACAAACTTACGCCACTCAATAGCGTTTTTAATATCCCACCCACGAGATTGTATTTGCTTCAGAATTCGTTCACACGAATCCATGCACATCTTGTAGTATTCTACTTTTTGTTTTGCTTTGATTAAGTCTTCATCAGACTCAAGGTATATAGGAATATCTTGTTTTAGAATTTTATGGTCGAATGGGTTGTCCCGATAAACTTCAGGGTCAGATTTGCCACCATAATATTCCCACTTCTTACGATAGAGAACACGATAGTTCCCCTCATTCATAAGATGAAGTTGTCTGAAATTATTGAATATTGTTAGGTATTTTTGGTGAAGGGATGCAGTCTTCAAAGACTCGTCTGCGAGTTCCAAATCATCCATTTTCAAATCTTTTTCAGCAGTTTGCTGAAGTTCATCAAGTGTCATAATATCTCCATTCTATAAAGTGAGCAGTGATTGGTTAGAACTTGCGGTTCTATATTATCTCACTGAGGAGACTCAAAGTTGATTGTTCAAGTCAACCTTATCATCTGCTCATAGTTATTTATAATACTTCAATTTCGTATAAATCGTAATTGAATGTCACTGCCGCAGTAAGTCCGTCAGCCGCTGTATCTTTTGTATCAAACTGTAAACCAGAAAGTGATGTAGGATAGATGTTCCTAAACAACACACGAATTACTGGATTGTTCTTATTTGTCATGATTGTAAGTGTTGCATCACTTGTCAATACATTAGGATTTTTGTTACCCCCCTCCTCTGCAACTGCATCTGCAAACTGTTGTGGGGTTTTGGGGAAACCAATACCTGTCATCCAATCATGGATTTCTCTGTAGTTCTTCAAATTCTCTTGAACAAGAAAGCTCAATTCTAATGGACTGAAATCAAGAGTGTCACCCATAAAAGGCATAGACTTATATCGACTATTCATGATTGCATCACCAGAAAAGGCAATGCCTGGAAGGTTCACTTCAGTTGCAAAATACTGAGTGTTTGGGACTTTGAGAATATCAAACCGAAACTGAGTTGGACGAGCCAAGTCATAGATTTCTGGTTGTCTGTCAATTGCAGTAGTAATCGCCATGGTAGTTTCCTTTTCGTATTACTATTTATAACACCCATAAAAAAGGGGAGTCCGAAGACTCCCCTAAAATCGGTTAGTTACCTAACTCTTTTTGTTGTTACATGATGTTTGTAACTTGAACTCTACGGTAGTAGGTGTTTGCGTTGGCAGTTAGAGCACCTAGTCCAGCAGTTGTTCCTTCTGCAAATGGGTTTGCAGTTAGACCGTAACGAGTCTTGAACCCGATTTTCGGCTGGAAAGTGTTCTCGCCTACTGCACGAACCATCTGTAGTGGAACATATGGGCAGTAGAAGATACCAGCGTCATAAGGAGATGTTCCCTTATAACCTACTGTGTAGTATTGCTTGTCAGCAGTGTTTGCTGAATATGGGTCGATGTAGACTTTGTAGCGTCCGTTAAGAACACCAGCAAATGTGTTACCAGCATCGTCCACATTTAGGTTGTTGTTAAGAGCAGGAGTAACATCAAGCTGTCCAGCCATCTGAAGTGCAGAAGCAACATCAGAAGAACAGATGATTACATTACCCTTACCTCTACGAGTTTCTAGAGCAATTGCGTTTGCATCACGCTCTACTTGGAACATAAGTCCCTTGAACTTCTCAACTGACCAACGGCCGTTTGAGTCAACATCCATGTCAAAGATACCAGCAGTAGCAGTATCGTTGGCAGCACCTTTTTTCGCAGTTGTGTAGATAGTTCTAACAACTTCACGGTTGATTTCTGCAAGAATTTCAGCAGAAAGGATGTTTGCAAGTTCAGTTTCAGCGTCTAGGCCATGGATTGCTTTAAGGTCTTGAGCAAGTTCCATAGTGTATTCCGCTTTTAGAGCACGAGACTTTGCAGTAACAGTCTGCTTCTCGATTGAGAACGCCATTTCTGCGAAAGAGTTACCGGCAGAATCGCCAAGTGCTTCAGCAGCACCAGTTGACATACCTGTTCCGGCAGTGTATGTTGTCGGAGCAGCATCGTTAAGAACTGCTGGGTTAGTTCCGTCATGCTCGCCCGCACCAGAGAAATCAGTATCAGCTTCGTTGTAGAACGCTTCTGTTCCTGTCTGGTTTGTGTAACGAGAACGCATTGCGAAGATTAGTCCAGTTGGGCCAGTCATTGGTTGAACACCAGCGACATCATACGCAATTAGGTTTGGCATTGCACGGCGAACCAGTGAAATTAGGATTGGATCCCAATTGTCAACTGAGTTACCAGTTGCGTTTGTTGGTGCAGCTTCTGAAAGGAAGTTTCTGTCCTCACGAAGTGCTTTTTCTTGGTTTTCTAGGATAACAGTGGTTACAGCCTTACGATAAGAGTCTTTGATCGGATTAAGATCGTTATGCTCTAGGACTGGCTGCCACTTTTCCTGTAGATGTTCTGTTTGGAACATTTCGTTTCTCCTTAGTTGAGTTTTCTAATAATATTTATAATAATTAAACTTTCCGCTTAATTATTCGCTCGTTTAACATTTTTACTAATGGCACTCATATAAGCAGCCATAGCACCAGTTGTATCGTAAGATTCAGAACCATCTGATTCGGAATCTACAGATTCAGCGACAGTTTTTGCTTTCGGGAAATAAGATTCCTTAAGCGTGTCGAGTTTTCCTTTGAAAGAATCTTCATCAGTAAACTCTACATCTTCTGCAAGAGATTTGAACTTCTCGACTTCAGTATCAGCCAAGTCGGAAGCAACTTCTGCGAAGACGCTCTCACGAATAAGTGAGTCGTTCTGCTTCTTAATAGCCGCAGTCTTCTCAATTTGTTCGTTGAGTTTCGCTTCTAGTTCGTCAATCTTTTCAGACTGAGTTCCTAGAATGTCATATTTCTCATCTGGAACATCAATGTAATGCTCTTCAAATAGAGATTTGAGTCCAGAAATGAAATCTTCTGCGATTTCGCCTTTGAGACCACGCTCAATTGCGATTTCGTTTTCTTTCATCCACTCTTCTACAACATAGTTCATGTATGCGTCAACTTTTTCAGTCAACTCATCACGAGCAGTATTGATTTCTTCAGCGATTTCTTGTGTCTTTGCAGACTCAATTCTTTCGACTTCAGAACGAAGTTTAGATTTAACAGCGGCTTCAAAGATTGTCGCTGCCTTCTCTTTGAATTCTTCTGATAGTTCTTCACCGTCTGTAAGAGCGGTAACATCTTCAGAAACATCAACTTGTGAAAGACGGTCTTCAAGAGTAGATTCGTCAACCTGTGACTCTTCTTCTTTTTCCATTCCGTAACCTTCACCGTTACACATTGCTTCGTATGCGGCTTTGAGTTCAGTTGCTTTCATGCCTTCCATTTTCTTCTGCATTTCGGCTTTCATCATCTCTTTAGTCATACGGGCTTCTTCTAGTTCTTCACCGTCATGGTCGACTTGGTCGCCTGCGGCAAGAGGTTCTTTGATTTTAGTAGCGGTGTCATCGCCTCCAGCATCCTTTGCACCCTTAGTCTGAGCGTCAGATACCTTTTTCGTTGCTTTCGCAGCGTCTGGGCCTTTCTTCTCTTCTGGGTCAACAACGGCTTTGCCAAGGTCTTGAACTTCACCCTCTACCTTTTCCATTGAGTCACCTTTATCGGCACCCTTCTTAGGGGCGTCCTGTGCAGCTTCTTCAAGTTCTGCTTGAACTTCCGCTTCCAGTTCCTCAATTGTCTTGTCTAGTTCTGACATTGGGATTTCTCCTTGAGTTGTTTTATTAACATATTTATAATGATTAAAATTTTGACAAAAACTTGGCGAACGCTAGAGCGGAAACATTTGCCTGTTTCTTTCTAACTGCTTCGTTAATGTCGTTTTTGATTTCTGAAACCTCTACTTCTTTCAAGATTCCATTGTTCCACACCCATTCCTTTCCTTCCATAATTCCTTCAACGAAGGCTTGAGGTGCAGAAGGGTCTGCAACAATATCTGCCGCAGTGGCAAGATAAAAATCATCCTTCACATAATTTGCACCACTTCTTGACTCCAGTGAACCCATACCTCTTGAAGAGACACCGAGTTTACCACCGTCATTAATTAGTGCTTTCGCAATTTCCCCCATTGGAGTAGAGAGCAGTTTCGCCTCACCAATAAAGTTCTTTCCATCCGCTTCCAGTTTTGTAATCATGTGCGATACTCTGTCAAGATTGACAGTTGGGCCCTCTGGGTGTCCAAGTTCCCCAAACGCACGACCTTCAGCAACAAATTCTTTGTTATAACGAGCGACTTCTTTTTCAAGAACGCCCATTGGGTAGACACGACCATTACGGTTTTTCATGTCTGCCTGCATAAAGATTCCACGAATCTTCATTTCTTTACCATCACCTTTTTCTTCAGTGATGTATTCTACTTCTTGTATCTGTTCTGCAATAAGTTTCATGTTAGAATCCCGCCGCTACGATATGTGTTCCATACAGTGATGTTGCACCACGCAATCCCTCGCCAGGATGTAGGTGGACAACAATACCAGCACCGGCACCAACATAGATTGTGCCTAGATTGGCATCATCATCTGCATTACGAACAGTAACCGTTTGTGCAGAACCAGTGTTAAATACCCACACAGCGCCAGCGTCAGTGAACTTTGTAGTTCCTGTTGCGAGTGCGGTTGCTGTTCCTTTTACTTGCATCGTAGTTTCCTTTATATTGATAATACTTCTCTTTCAAAGTAGTCCATCAACGCCTTTGGCGGAACATTAAACTTCTTTGAAACATTATTTATTGTTTTGTCAAAAGTATTTAGGAAATTGTTTGGCTTCGCATCCATTTCCTTGAATATCTCATCCACAGCCTTACGCATCTTAGGAGATAACTTCTTATACTCCTTAGATAACTTGTGTTCATCTTTTTCTGGTAGTTCTAGAGCGAACTTGGAAAAAGTCTTACTCACCGTCTTCTTCTACCTCTGGGATGTGATGTGTTACAAACGATTGTGCAACCTCTTGTCTTTTGACTTCCAATGCATCTCCAACCTTTTGAGCGAGAGCATTGTTGAAATGTGTTTCCGCTGAAAGGTTATCACCGTCTGCAATAGAATTAACAAAACTTTTTACATCGTCCATTATTTATCTCCTTTGTTTGGATCGTTATGTGCGAACATACCGTCATCGGCACCCATGTCCCCACCACCTTCATCTTTGATTTGATTGTCGATTTCTTCAATCTCATCATCAGTCATACGAAGGACTTGTTTTTTAACATATTCTTTAGAGAAATAAGTTCCGACATAGGACTCAATCTGCCCCAACATGTCAAGTCTTTCTCTTAGAATTTCAGCATTCTTGAGCTCTGCAAAATGTCCATCTTGCAAGAAGTCAAACTGAATGTGTTCCTTGAATGTATCCCATTCTTCATGTGCAATCACACCTTTCAACAATAGTTGTGTGCGAAGCATATCTGCAAATAGAACACAGAACTTTTTACGCAATCTTCCAACGAACTTAGTGAACTTCAATTCGTCACGAGTAATGTTATCAGAACGCCCAATCTGGAATCCAGTTTCTTCTGCGAGTCTGGATACAGGGACATTCAGTGAACGATATAGTTTCTTTTGGAAGTATGTGATGTCGTCAATCTCACCTAGATTTGAACCGCCAGGCAGAGTTGTAATTTCAGTTCCTCTACCACCTTCTCTACGAGGTAGCCAGAAGTCTTCCAACATCGACATATGATTTCTGTCATCACGAATCTCACCAGTTCTTGCATCGTAAACTAGTTTGTTACGATAACGATTCATCACATCTTTGAGGTATGCCTCTGCCTTTACTTTAGGCAAGTTACCCACATCAATGTAGAAGATTCGTCTTTCAGGCGCACGAGAGATACGATAGATAACCAACGCATCTTCAATCATACGCAACTGATTTACTGGTTTGATTGCTTTGTTTAGATGGGAAAGAACTGTTCCTTTAGACATATCAATCAAGCCTGAAGGACAGTATGTTATTGAGTCAGCAGTGATACGAACACCCGATGTTGTTCCTCCCTGTTGATCCCAACCTTTGTCATTATATAGATAAAAGTCATCGACTTTTTTCACCATATCCATTCCAGTTTTACTATCTAAATCTTTTTTCGCTTCTCTTACCTTCTTAATCTTACGAGGGTCGATGTAACGAACTTCCTTAATACCCTTACGAGGGTTCTTAGGGTCAATGATTTTGTGATAATAAATTCTGCCATCAACATACCATCGTCTGAAGATGTCATGTCCCTTTGCATTGAAATCAAGAAGTGATAGAATTTCATTGAACTCTTCACGAATCTTGTTTTTAATTGTGGGGGAGACACCTAGACGGTCTAGTTGAATAGAAACAGATTGGTCTCTTTCATCAGATACAATCGCTTCATTAGTGATATCCTCAATCGCACTATCACACTCTGGTTGTTGTGCAATGTCACGATATCTACGAATAAGGTCAACTTCATTTCTATCCTTTCCATCCATGTCAAGAATAGACGCATAATGACCTCCACCTGATACTACATCAAGTGTTCCATCATCAGATGTAGGAGCGATGAAACCATCATCGCCCCCACCCTGATTCGCTCTTGTAATTCTGAAACCAAATAGTTCAGCCATACTATAATTCTCCTAGTTTTACCCAACTATTTAGTAGGGTTGTAAAACTAGATTATACTGCACTAGCGGAGAAACTTGTGTATCTCCATGTAATATCGAATGTTTCGATGTCACTTACAGTGTCGTATGACAGTTCAATTGGTGCAATTACAGTTGGCCAACAGTTTTTAAGAACATAAGACTTTAGAATGTTGTCATCTCTGTCTAGTTGTTCAACTCTGATATCAGCAGTGTAATCACTTACATTGGTCAAACCAGTGTTTTCTTCTAGATCATTGATACCACTCATCCAGCGTTCCATTGCGTTACGCACCATGAAGTCGGTATCGTTGATGACTGTTGTAGTCCATGTTTCAAATGTTCTGTCACCAGCCAAATATAGTTGTCTACCTCTGAACTGAACTTCAATCTCAGAGATTGTTTGCCCTGGCAATGAAGTCGCTTTAACCAAGAATGCCGTGCGGTTGATATCCAACAGCGTAGTAATCGCTGGTGGAGTTGTCATAATTACACGGTATTGGTTAGCACGAGCGCCACCGCCGATAAGGTTTGATTTGAAATCGTCAATACTAGCCATTTTTTATCTCCTTATCCGCCAATCTCACTGAAAGAAACACCAGTTCTTACAGCAATAAAGTTAAGTGTAATGAAGTTGATTGAACGAGCAGGTTTGATGTAGATATCTGCAACAAACTCATTTCTATCAATTACTTCACCTGTGTTGTTAGTTTCGTCTGCAACCACAGAGAAATCTGTGATACCACGGCGTCCCTGAACATCTCTTAGGAACGGTTCAACCAAGTTTCTGAACTGTGCCTGTGTAAATGCATCGTTAAACTCAAAGAGTTGGAACTTAGCGGCAGTTGCAATCGCCTTCTCAAGCACAATGAATAGTCGGCGGACATTGATTCTATCGAATGCACTTGGGCGAGATAGAGCAGTCTTATCACCGAAGAGAACAGTGCCTTGGCCTGGGAATGTAACAACAGGGTTGATACGAGCAGGATAAAGAATGTCTCTTTGTGCCTTAGTTGGGTTGAATGCAAGTTTTACTGCACCACGAATTTGTCCTCTGTTGTAACCAGCAGGTGAGAACCATGTGTCAGCCACATTGTCCACATTTGCACAAAGTCCAGCAGTGTCACCATTCAGTGGGACATAACGATACACATCGTTATACTTGTCATACATGTATTTGTAACCAGAGTCAAACACAGCGTAAGACGAACTTGCAAGTCCATCAAAGAACCCTTTAACATTCGTTGTCTGTGTTGCACCAGAAGTTACACCCACAACATCTTCTCTACGAGGAGAAATGAATGCAACGCAGTCTTTTCTTAGTTCTGCGAGGTCAATCATGTTAGTTGCGTGAGTTGTTCCGTCTGTTGAGTCTGGAGACTTACCAGCCATGATTAGGTTTACATCAACTGTTTCTACATCAGAGAAGAAATCATATGCAAGGTCTAGTTCACCAACTGTTGCTGCGTTATCGTCTGCACCGATTGAAAGTGTATCAACCTGTGGAAGATGTGCGGCATCAAATACAGTGTCAGAACCAGCAGATGTTAGGTTTGTTCCCCAATCTGTTGCATCAGTAGCAGGGTGATCCATCCACCAGATGTTAGTAGAACCAACATTGATAACATTTGGATAGTATGCAGTTCCACCTTGTGCTGTTTTTGCATTTGGGTGCTTTGACATGAATGCATGTGTTTCGATAACAGATTGTGTTCTGTTACCAGCAACATCAATGTCGAAACCTGTGATTTCACCAGTTGTGTCATAGACTACAACATGGAGTTCATCTTCTGCACTTGTTGAAACATTTGCCTTTGCCCAGTTAGATGTGCCTGGCGCTGCGTCAAACAAGTCATAGAATCTCCAGCGTCTACGAACTGTAGTGTCATCTGCAATTGCAGTTAGAAGTCCACCACCGTTTGGATTGTCTAGTTGACGAATAGTTAGGTCGTTAGTTGCGATTGCAGTAACCTCATACTGAGCGCCTGAACTTTCTTGGAAGTGAACAATGTCACCAACTTGGAAAGCAGTTCCGTCATCAACAGTAACAGTTGTGTCACCAGCTGCTGCTGCACCATCAACTTGGTTTGAAGAACTTAGTGTCTCTTCAAATGCTTCACCAGATGCACAGATAGAAACTCCAAGAGAGTTACCCCAAGCGCCTGGATACTTAGAAGCCCAAGAACCTACAGAACCAGAACCGTCTGCATAGTTAGCGTCATAATAGTCGTCATTTGTAATCTTTACTCCAAGTTTTGCAATAATGTTAGATGAACCAGAAGCAGGTGCAGTAGTAAATGAAAGCGTTGTTCCACTTACTGTGAATGCAGTTGTTACTGTTCCATCAATTGTTACATGAAGCAAGTCTGCATCAGATACAGACTGAGACAGTGTGAAATCTGTTGTTGAACCGTCACCACTGAAAGTTCCAACAGATGCACCACCGTTTGCTACGGCTGTGCGAGCTCCGTTGTTCACACGAACAACACGAAGTGCGTTACCGTATTGTAGGAAGTTGGCGGCAGTGAACCATGTCTCAAAGTTGTTTGAGTCAGGTTTACCGAAAAACTGAACCAATTCTTGTTCCGAACCAATTGGAATAATTTCGTCCATTGGCCCCTTCTTGAACACACCAGCGATAGCGCCGATAGATGTTGCAACAGCAGGAACGACATTGGTCAAGTCAATTTCTCTAGTGAGAACGCCAGGCGATACTTGAAATGCCATAGTTTTTCTCCTTTATGGATTTACAATAATTAAGAGTTATCTTTCAAACTTACGAATATATTTATAAAATCGCATCTCTACACCACCTTTTTTATATGTTCGTTGCATATAAATAACTCTATGAGTGAATTCTATAACAAATATAAAGAAACTATCAAGAAAGTTACCAGAAGAAACTACCGACAGAGAGCCATTTGGGTAAACGAATGGATGGGCGACAAAAGTTGTCACTACTGTGGGGAGTCTGAGAATGCTTGTCTTCAATTCTATCCTTATGATGATAAGATTCGTAGTTTGTCAAAAAGAAAAGGATTGAATGAAGAATCACGCAAAGATGTCGTTGAACTTATCAATCAATCCGAAGTCGTATGTGCAAACTGTTTTCTTAAATTAGATAACGACCTAATTGATATTATGTAGGTTTTTGGTGATTTCTACCAATCGGAATCATATGCTCTGACTACTGGACTCCAACGAGTTCCGTATTCATCCACGATTGTCTCACCGTAAGAGTTCACCCCATCATCAATAAATCCAAATGGAGCCATGTCTTGTTCTAGTTGATTTTGTTGTTCTAAGAACATTCTTGCACGAATATCATCGTCAGTTAGTTCTTTGAAATATGTTTGTTGAACCATCCATGCAAATAACACACAACACATCGCCAAGTCATCTGAGTGTCCGTCTTCTGCCTCAAAGGTTTGTCCTTTAAGAATAAATGTAGAAAACTCGTTAATCAAGTCATAATCCTGAATGATTAGCTTGTCTGATTCAATAATCTGTTTAAGGTTAGAACACCCTAGTTTCTTAACTGCTTTGGTTGTCCTCACACCCAACTGAGCCTTACCACCAGAGAATCCACCACCCAATACTTGTCCTGCCCGTCCACGCATAGATGCCATGATTAGGTTCTCGTATTCCAAGTCGAACTGTAGTGCAGTTGCAACCTGTTCACCAATATCATTGACTTCTACCATGACATATGC